TGATGTCTTTCATGTACTGCTCGGCCTTTAACTTAGGTAAGTTACCTACGTCAATATAAAATATTCTTCTCTCTGGTGCTCTACTTAAACGATAGATGACCAAGGAGTCAGCCATCATCTTTAATTGATTAGTTGGCTTAATAGCTTTATTCAGATAACCTAATACAACATTTCTATCTAGATCTAAAACACCAGAAGGAACAAATGTAATTGTATCAGTTGCAATCTTAATGCCGTTGTTGTTATTAGGATTGGTACCGGCGGTATAGTTTAAGCCTTTTTCGTTATATATGAAAAACTCATCTATTGACTTAATAACCTCTACACCAGATGGTAACTTATCTTTCTTTACTTCTCGTACTTTTCTAATCTTACGAGGGTCAACATACCTTAATTCTTGTATACCTTGCTTAGGTTGAGCAGGGTTGATAACCTTTTGATAGTACAAACGACCGTCAATATACCAACGTCTAAAGATGTCGTGAGCCTTGTCTTTAAAATCTAACAAGGAAACAACTTCATTAAACTCATCACGAATTTTACTCTTTATACTATCAGAAAGCTCCAGCTTCTCTAAATCTAGATAGACTGGATCTTCACTGTCCACAGCTGCGATTGCCTCTGTGACGATTTCTTCAATAGCATTATCAACATCTGGATAGGTAGAGATGTCTCGATAACGAGAAATCAACTCACTCTCCGAGCGAGCTGATGCATCAATATCAACATACGTGCCGAAATACCCCCCGGCCGAAACCGTGGTGGTACCATCTTCGGAAACCGGAGTTATAAAAGATTGACTTTTTAACTCCGATTGCTTATCTTCACGTCCAATTGTAAACCCAAAAAGATTAATTGCCATTATGTAATTTCAAAGATTAACGATTAAAAATACCACCAACATTAATAATACTACCTAACGGGTTGTTAGATACTGTAAAGTGTTGGTATTGGAAAGTCACGGTAAATGTAGAGATCTGGTCATTAGCACCGAAGTCTAAAGCTACTGGAGATAGATCAACTGGGAATGCATTAGCAATATTATATTGCTTTAATGCGTTACCATTTCTATCCAATTGGAATACTTGCATGTCGCGTTGGTATTCAGCAGGCTGAAGTCTACCAAATTTACCAGCATAGTCTTCCATACCGCCCATCCATTGCTCCATGGCTGAACGAATTGACATTTCAGCGTCGTTCATTACAGTAATGGTAAAGGGTGCGTAAATACGATCGCCAACGAATTTTACTTCGCGACCACGATATTGTACAATAGCAGGGTTAACTGTTTGACCAGGTAACTCAGCTACAGAAACTAAGAACGGGGCTCTTGCAACAGCCAGTGATTGTCCGGTTACATATGTCGGGAACGACAGTTGTACCATAAACTGGTTGGGGCGAGCTCCACCGTTGGTTAGTGATGATTTAAAACGTTCTACGTTAAATGTTGACATTTATTCTCTCCTTTATTAAGCGCCGACTTCTTCGAAAGAAATTCCGGTGCGAGTTGCAATAAAGTTGAGCTGTATGAAGTTAATCGCACGAGCTGGCTTGATAAAGATATCAGCAACAAAATTGTTGGTATCTATAACTTGGGCTGTGTTATTTGACTCATCGCAAACTACTTTAAAGTCCGTAATACCACGGCGACCTTGAACGTCACGTAGGAACGGTTCGACTAGATTGCGGAACTGTGCACGTGTGAACGGGTCGTTGAACTCGAACAACTGGAACTTGGCGGCTGTAGCGATTGCTTTCTCAAGCACAATAAACAATCTTCGAACGTTAATACGATCGAAGGCTGAAGGCTTGGCTAACAATGTTTTATCACCGAATAATACTGTACCGTTACCTGGGAATGTAACAACAGGGTTAACACCCTTTTTGTACAATGTGTCACGATCAGTTTTGCTTGGTGAATAAGCTAACTTAACAACGTTCTTAACTTGACCGCGGTTGAAACCAGCTGGAGAGAACCAAGGATCAGCAACGAAGTCTGTACGAACGGCAAGACCGGCTGTATCACCATTCAGTGGTACATAACGATATACATCGTTGTAGCGGTCATATTGATACTTATAACCAGAGTCTAGAACAGCATAAGAGCTAGATGTTAGAGATTCGCGGAATGCAACAACATCCGTAGCTTCATTACCTGCGTTATTAACTACATCGGCCAGTTCTGGAGAAGCAAAAACGATTACGTCTTTTCTTACTTCAGCCACGCTGGAGATAGCAAAGTTAACAACTGTAGCAGAGGCGGCACCTAATGGAAGCAACGAAATGTCATACAGTTCGTCGTTAGCAAATAAGGCCAAAGCGCTTGTAATGTTACCGTCTGTAGGAGCATCAGCAGAGACTCCACCTGATAGAGATATCGTAACGTTAGATGTCAGGTTAGCAAATAGGGATGCATTAGCTGCATTACCCCAGGCTGTACCTGTTGCAGTAACGTTAGCTGTATGATCCATCCAATAAACGTATGCAGATTGTGTATTTACCACATCTTTGTAGTATGCGGAAGTTCCATCAGATCTCTTAGCGTCAGAGGCTTTAGATGCAAAAGCAAACTTTTCAACCACAGTACCTGCTGTACCTGAGAACAATCCGTCTTCATCGATAACAGCAACGTGCAGTTCATCATGTGAACCACCTAATGCGCTTACGTAACCTGATGTACCAGGGGCAGCATCGAAGTTAGCAGCATAAGACCAAGTAGACCAAGCATTAGCATCAGCCATTGAGACTTTTAATGAATTACCCAGTGCTCCTGGATACTTTGCAGCCCATTCACCCACAGTACCTTCACCAGCGGAATAGGATGCTGTGTAGTGTTCTTCGTTTCTAATAATAACTGCAGTAGCTGCAGTGTTCGATCTTGCGTTTCTAGCGGTTGCTTGATCTACAACGCGAATCACTTGTAGGTTATTACCATAAGACAAGAAATTAGCAGCGGTAAAGAACGATTGGAATGTTGAGCTGTTAGGCTTTCCAAAAGTATTTACAAGTGCGTTTTCTGAATCTATCGTGGTAACAACACCAACTGGACCCCATGCAAATGCGCCAGCAAAGCCGCCGGCTGTTGTAGCAACGGCAGGTACGACCGAGGTAAGGTCCTGCTCTGTTACCAGAACGCCTGGTGATAGCTGAAATGCCATATTTTTCTCCTTATAATGTTATTCTGTCATAACAAATTTTTTATACCAGTATATTTATAAATTTCGAAATTTGACTATTACCAGTTACGTTCTTTTATAAAATCCGAGTAGTCCTTTTGATATTTATCACTTAGCCAAATATCACCATCTATAACTTCGACCTCAGGTTCCATTGACTGTCCATTATCAATATAACCAAATGGAGTTAATTCATCTTCTATATTCTTCATCTGCGAACTATAGAGTGCTTGTCTATTGTTTGCATTCATTAAATCTTTAAACATAGGGTCATTAGTAGCCCATGCAAAAAGAACTAACGTCATTGTTAAGTCATCGTTATAACCTTCATCTGCCTGGAATACACCATTGTGTTCAATAAATGTAGAAAATTCCGATATAATATCTCTATCAAAAACAAGTAGTTTATTTTCTTCTACCAAAGATTTTAAAGTTGCACACCCTATGCGCTTAACTTGTTTTGTTGTTCTTACACCTAGTATAGAACTTCTTCCAGAACTAGATAGAACTTGACCGTATCTGGCATCGGACCCGACCCAGATCATATTCTCATACTCAAGATCATTATGTATAATATCGGCCACTTGTTGACCAATATCATTAATCTCAACCAATACGTATGCAGTATTATAATCCTTAGATACCTTATGAATTACCGTAGGGTATAAGAGAGGACTAATCTTATTGTTTCTATATTTAGCTACAATTTTATAGGGGTATTCTGTAGTATCGATTACAGTAAAGGCAGAATAATCCCCACCAATACCCCTCGATGTATCGACAGTGGTAAAATATATATGACCAGGAACAGGATACTCTAAAATATCTAACCCATCTTTCTCATGCATGAAAGGAATTGGAGACAACCTGGCAATAGTATCAGGGGCAATTAATGTATTAGATGAACCAAGGAATGCACACAAAACTTCTTGGTTAAATTTAAGATCACCTAAGATTGATTTCTGTTCAGCAGCCCACTTCTCATCTCTACCTGGTATCTTCCAATAAGGTATCTGTAATGCAACAAAGCCGTTACGGCCTTCTGTGGCATCATTCCAATACTTCCAAAAATGATTATAACCTAGAGGGGTAGATGTTAGCAGCACCTTTGTGGTCTCTCCAGCCATAATGGTTGGATATGTAGAGGTGAAGAACTCTTCAGCTACGTTATTAGGAATAATTGCCGCCTCATCAATATACAACCAGTTAACCGACTTACCTCGAATACCAGATGTTGAGGTTGCAGAGGTAAAGATCTTGGATCCGTTTTCTAATTCCACATCACCCTTGTTCCAAGTTTTTACACCTTGCTGCATCCACAAGGGTAAATTTTCGTACATAATTTGGTACCGAGATAGCACCTCTCTTGAAGCAGCCGATTTATTAGCAAGAATAGCTACCGTCTTATTGGAATTAAAAATAGTGTAGTGAAGTATACAGGCAGCCGATGTAATGGTTTTACCCTGTTGACGTCCTTCCATCAGAATAACTTTCCTGTTATTCATAATGACATCTACTTTTTCTTTCTGACAATCGTATAGTTTAAAAAGTATTAAACCTCTATCTAAAGAGACGATATAGCAATAGTTCTCAATAAAGTATATCGGGTCTTCTTTACACTTCATTAACTCCCTTACCTGCTCGGAGGTAAACTGCATCTCAAAGCCAGCAGGCTTGAGTAAGTCATTACCATTATAACTATTATTTTCCATTAATCATCTTCATAAGCTCAGATGTAGAGCCAGCAAATACGATATTATTTTGTTGTTTAATATTTTCGTTTTTACCGCTTGCTTTATCAATATCTTTTTTAGTTTTATGCAAACCAATTAACTCTTTTGTAATAGCTGTTTGGGTAGATATTAACTGCCCGGCTACTTCAAAAGCTCTAGGGTTCTCAGAGTTCTTAGCTATATTAACTAGCTCCGACATTACATCTTCGTTTTTATTAATTAACCCGCGAAGCGTATTACGAGCTAATTGAAAATCCTCTTCTTGATCAAGCTCAGAAGGATTGTATGCAACTGGCATACTGGATGGAATAGTTAAATTAACAGCTGTATCTATATTAAATACATCATTAATTTTGTTAAGTGATTTCATTAAAAGTCCTCAAACGTATCTATGATACCAATTGTATCACCAGGAACAGCGGTACCAGGGTCAATTGTTGCGGAGTATGAGGATTGTTTATTAGTTAGTGCGGGGTCTGAGAATGTATTGACGTTTGTAGTTCTGATAATGCCCTGTCTGTTGATTGGGCCATAGAAGTTAAGTTTCATTGTGAAGTTAAGAGTCCAAATAATAGCTCTTCTTTGAGTGAAGTCACCTTCATACTCATCTTCATAGGTAATGTTATCTAAAATAACAGGTAAGTCATTCTTAATACCCATTGCCGGGATTGCATTAAGAGTCAGGTTATAGTCTGGATTAAAATAAGGTAAGATCTGTTCAATGATCTGTAGTCCATCATCCTGATTCTTTGTATACACATATAAAGTCATATCAATATTATAAGGTGTAGGAGCGTATTGCGCGTTTAATGTTGTGGTTGATGTACCATTAAGCGCTCTATTTTGCTGTACCAAACTAACTCTTCTGGCTGGATCATAAGTTAGACTTACCATCTCAAATCCAAGCCTTGGCAAAAACGTTTGATAACTCTGTTCAAACGATTGAGGTTGAGCAGCAATTCTAGCTAAAAACTTTGCCTTAGGTGAATACGATAAAGGAACGCGAAGGGTCTGGGTAATATTACCACTAGAATCTAATCTATCTATATGGATGTTATTAAACATATTACCAAAAGCCACAATTGACTTTCGTACTGTACCGTGATAGAATTTATTATTAAACACTTATTTCTCCGAATGGGTTTCTTTCGGAGAAGTCTAATACAGAAATCTCACCTTTAAAGTCTTCATTATCTACGTTAGGGAATATAGTACCTAAGTTATAAGATTGAAGGATAATTCCGGCTGGAGTATATTCTTCGAGTAACGCTCGATCCCCACTCTCAAGCATTAAGTTAAATTCATTAATGTCAGCAGATTTACCATCGGCAATACTGTCGATTTCAGATATACCGGTATCAAATCTCTCTGAAGAGTACTGCATCAACTCACATTGAAGTTTATAAACGTATAATTTACCAACTTGGAAGAAAGGATCTGTTGACTCAACAAACTTAATTTCGAAGAAAGCTTTTGTCAATGGAAAGTAAATTATATCACCTTCAGCAGGTCTGGTAGTTAGTACAGCATCTCCAGATCTTGCAATCACCTCATCCCATCTTCTCCTAGATACAATGAAGGTAGCAGTATCTCTAATCTCTACACCAAACTTAGACATAAGGTCTCCGTCACCTTCAAAACCGGTAACGTTTTGCATATACATTTCTAGAGGATAAGCAGATGAGTACCTATTAAGTACATCTTCTCCCAAAATATCATCTTCATTAACCGATGCTCTAGGAATATAATAGGTATCCAAGCCGTATATCTTCAGGCACTCAATTATTATGTCTTCCATGAGCAATTGCTCTGAAGATCTACCTCCAGGTATACCAGATTGGAAATAAAAGTTGGTTGCCATTATTCGGTATATCCACGTGGATTAGTTATTGCCTTGATGGTATAATCCATATGTGGGCTGATGAGATAAGCTATAAACATTATCAACCTGTAAAGAAGTCCACAGGGAGTTCATAAGTAGATTTAACTTCTGCTCTTAACTCTGTAATCTCTTCCATTGCTTCATCAAAGATCTTTTGACCGTTCATCGTTACCCCACCTGGTAATTGAACGCCTTCGAACTTCTTAAGATTAACACCCCATTGACGCTTAATTAAAGCAGTGGTATATCTCTTTAAGAACCCGTCATTGTATACATCGGTATAGGTATCTGGATCAAGAGAACGATAGGCCTCGATGATAATGTAATCGCCGATAGCAAGATCACCACCATCACCCCATGTCAGATCAATATACAACCTGTTCATATGACGATTGAACCTAACAGGCTTTTGTCCTGTCATTAAGTCATTAATTAAATTAATATGCATCTTTAACATAGTAAAATACTGAATATCGGTATTTGTTAAAGACTGGATGTTGTTAAGCATTAACTGGTACTTAGCATCAAAGAAACTAATACTGTTCGATCTACTTGATAGAGGTAACGTTCTTACGACACTAAGTACAGAATCATTAAGCGTAACATACTTGTTATCAAAATTACCAAGGGTCAAAGAAGTGAGAACAGCTGAGGTACCAGAGACTGCACCGGTTAGAGTTTCACCTACTGTAAATGTATCTACAGTGTTTTTTACATATACTTTGTTTGCAGCAAAAGCGGCGTGGACAAAGGTTGTAGCACCAGAGGATGAACCTGTAATCTTCTCGCCAATAGAAAAGTTAGCAGCATTAACTCCAACAATTTGTAAGGTGGATGCAGTGATTTGTTCTTTAAGGTATACAGCCTCAACCGCATCATAATGAAAGTCTCTGTAGAACTGTATAGCTTCGTCAACACGGTCTTCTAATTGATCGTCATCAACGTTAATTTCAAGTACTGGGTGGCCTAGAGATCTGAGGCAGTAATCTATAAGGTTTTGTCTAGATGAAGGTGAAGACATTGTATCTTTCCTAATTTATATGGTATATTTATAAGGAAAGGGCCCTAAGGCCCTTGCAAATTATTCTTTAATATAAGTTAAGCTACATTAGAAGTAATAATAGCTGTTGATGTTTCCCTATCCGTTTTCAAATAACCTGTACAAGTGATGTTATAATCATTACCATTCTTATCTTTTTCACTTTTAATAGGTACTGTAATATCTAAATTTTTAAAAAGATATTCTTTTTCACCCTCAAACACACGCCAAACATGATCCATAGTACCTCGACCAGTCTGACCTCTTGACTTATTAAACCTTATATGATAGGTGTTCATATTACTTCTGCAGCAGGAACAGGATCATTAGCCTGAGGAGCCATAATAACATTTAAGTTAAAGTGAACAAATTTAATTGGAAGTTCTGCAGCATGACGGGTAAACGAATGCATTAACCATGAGTTTGCAAAAATCATTAAACCTGGCTTAGGAGTAAAGTTAATCATTTTACTAGCAGGGGTTGCTATAAACATATCTTGTTCAGGTAAGTCAATTTGAACTTTAGCAGCCCGGGGGTCATGGAATACCACGTTAGATCCACCTTCAGGTGTCTCCAAAAAGTAAAAACCAACAATCTGGGATCCGTATCCATGAACATGAGCATCCATTGCAGAATGTTTATGATGCTCTTGTGTCCACATCTCTACAAACTGTACTGCTTTGTCCTGCATAGCATATCCTTGCTCCTTAAGAATATTCCATGCAGTTGCACCAACAAATTGTGTAAATTCAGCCATACGAGGATCACCAAAGAAATTATCAGTCATATAGACAGGATAAATTTCGTTAAGATTTACCTCTTTACGTCGACCTTCTAAATGTTCTTCTGATACTGCGTTAACAGTATCAAGAAAATCTGGTCGATCAATTAAGTAAACAGGGCATGGGAAGTGATTTGCAACCTGCAATTGAGTATTCAAAACTTCTGTATCTACTGATTTTTTAGTAATTTTAGAAGAAGTTTTTTTAGGTGTTTTTTTTGTCATAATATATCTTTAAGTAATGTACATATTATATATACATCTAACTTTATAAACCACTGTTAAAAGGTTAATCTAGATTAACTAGTAGTTACAACAACCCATTCCCATGCAATAAAGTCAAATTTGTAATCGCCTTCTGGGCGAACAGGTGTGTCTTTCCAATTATTGTCTGCTCCACACCACATGGTAAGAATACGAGCATCTAATTTGGTTTGATCAATTGCTGGACGCGGGATTGGAGGTACCATTGTATTAGTAGCCTCATCTAAAGTCCATGCTGACCAATTTTCAGCTTGAAGGCGAGAGTTAAATTGCGTGACTGTTGCTTGCTGTACAGCAGTTTTTTCTTCTGCTGTCATATCTCGTATAGACCAAACGTCGGTCCATTCTCCATGTACTTGTTCGTATGTAGGTACATCAGATACTAAAATTTCATAAATTCCTGGAATAGGTCGCTCAACTCGTGTGAAAAGCTCCCAATTACCAGGAATTGATCCAAACGCCTGCAAAAGATTATCTTCTAATGCAGGGTGATTTTTAGTTGTACCGTTTTCTGTTTCGATATAAAGTTTCATTTTTTCCTCTAAAGCTTATTAAAAATTATGCACCAACGTTGGTTGATGGGAATGCTGGGGAACCTCGAGCACCACACTTACACCAGACAAAGCGAACAGCACCAGCTCTTCCTACTCCACTGGTACCACATCTGTAAGCCGATCCACCGCCTCCACCATATAAACCACCAATTCCTGCATTACTAGCGCCTGCGGTTCCCCCGCTTCCTCCGCCGCCGCCTGCACCCGTTGAGCCCCCGGCACCAGAACAACCCTGACCGTATAATCCTACACCGCCTCCGCCGCCGCCGCCGATTGAGTTAGAGCCGCCACCACCACCACCTCCGCCGCCAGAGCCAGATGTACCCGAAGCACCTGCTAAGCCCCCATTGCCACCATTACCCGCATAGCCCGCAGTGCCGCCGCCGCCAGTTCCCCCACAAGTGCCTCCATAGCAAGCATACCCGCCGCCGTAGCCGCCATTACCCCCAACAAAACCGCCTTTCTGCCCACCAGCGCAAAGGCTACCACCAGTAATCCCAATTCTTGACACAAGACCATTACAGATACCGTACGAAGAACCGCCTGTACCACCTCTACCTGTACCGCCAGCACCAACGGTAAAGCAATATGAAGTACCTGGTGTTACTACAACGCCATTTTGATAAGCTAAAGCCCCGCCACCCCCTGCACGGTGCGTGCCGGGGCAACTATTTGTAGGAGCAGTCCCAGCTCCTCCACCTGAAACAACTACGAGTGAGACGGATGTTACACCTGCAGGAGCAACCCATGAGAATGTACCTGGGGTTGTATATACTGCACAAGTTTGGATAGGCGTAACACTATTGGACGCCGCGCTTGCCGCGCCAGTTCCAACAGTATTAGTAGCTGTAACCGTAAATGTATATGCCGTAGCTGTTGTTAACCCTGATACAGTAATCGTTCCTGAACCGGCTTGAGATAGGGTACCTGTAACACCACCTGGTGATGATGTAGCCGTATAAGATGTAATTGCGGTACCACCGTTACTTGCAGGAGCAGTAAACGGTACAGACGCACTCGTTGAACTTGCAACTGATGCTGTACCAATTGTCGGTGCACCTGGAACACTCCACGTAGTTGCACTATTTGATGACGCACTTAACGGACCATACCCAATAGGATTAGTTGCCTGTGCTTTAAATGTATAAGCTGTATTCCCGGTTAATCCAGAAACAACAACGGGAGAAGATGCCCCCGTATTTGATACACAACCGGGGGTAGAAATAACACGATACCCTGTTATTCCGTTAGCTGGGTAACCGGTACAAGCAGGTGCTGTAAATGCTACAGAAACAGCCGATGCACTTGTAGTGGTAGCTGTACCGATCGTTGGCGCACCTGGAGTAGCCGGCCACGTATTTGCACCCTTTGCTTGCATTTGCTGGGTGATTGTCCAAAGTCCTGATAAATTAGGCATTATTAAGGTCCTACGTTAGTTGAAGGGAATGAAGGTGTACCACGTTGACCTCCGACGCACCAGATAATACGAACTGCACCATTTCCTCCGGATCCAAAATTACCTAGACCCAGCGTACCTCCGCCGCCTCCACCACCATAGAAACCGGCACTACCGTTGCTACTACCACTGCAACCGCCAGACCCCCCGCCGCCTCCGCCGCCATTCGATGATGAGCCTGTAGTACCTGCCGCTCCGTTGCTGCCAGCACCATATAAACCTACACCACCTCCACCGGCGCCACGGGTGCATGAAACACCTGTAGAACCTCCAGATCCACCGCCACCGCCTCCACCACCAGTACTTGCTGAAGCAGGTCCACCACTGCAGCCTCCTGCACCACCTATTGCTGAATATCCTCCAGCGCCTCCGCCTCCACCGCCACGGCCTTTGTTCCCCTGGTAACTCCCTGACCCACCAGCGCCTCCTCTAAAGAAAGCTGTCCCGGCGGCATAACATATATTTCCAGCGCCCCCATTGTAATAACCTGATGCACCACCGCCTTGAGTTGCATAAAGCCAATCTGTAGAGCATGAGTTAATTCTAGATGCATTGCCCGTGCCACCTAATGGAGTGCAGGCTGTATTAGTGCCTCCAGCACCTACAACCACAGTTAAGTTACTACTAATACTTCGAGAATTCCTGTATGCAAGGGCGCCTCCTCCTCCTCCAGCACCTCCGTATGGGTAAGTATTGTCACCACAATCTACAGAACGACCTCCGTTACCGCCTCCACCGGGTCCGACTGCAATAGCAGTTACAGATGTTATACCTGATGGTCTAATCCATGTGTAGGTGCCAGGAGTTGTATAGGTTGTACAAGTTACTGCAAAAGTTGTTATTGAACCGCTTGCTGAACTTGCTGAACTAGTACCAACTATATTAGTAGCTGTAACCGTAAATGTGTATGCTGTTTCTGCCGTTAGACCTGATACAGTAATCGTTCCGGATCCTGCTTGACTTAATGTACCTGTAATTCCACTTGGCGATGATGTAGCTGTATAGGTTGTAATTGCAGAGCCACCGTTGCTTGCAGGAGCAGTAAAGGCGATTGTTGCTGTGGTTTTTCCTGTAGCAGTTGCAGCACCAATAGTAGGTGAGCCAGGGGCAGTTGCAGTTGTTATACTATTAGAGGCAGCACTTGCCGCGCTAGTACCAATAGTATTAGTAGCCGTAACGGTAAATGTGTACGCTGTTCCACCTGTTAATCCTGATACAGTAATCGTTCCGGATCCTGCTTGACTTAATGTACCTGTGATACCACTCGGAGATGAAGTTGCAGTATAGGTAGTAATCGCTGAACCACCGTTGCTTGCTGGCGCGGTAAATGGTACAGAAGCGGTCAAACCGCTTACAGTAGCAGTACCAATAGTAGGTGCACCAGGAGCAGCTGCTGTTGTTATGCTATTAGATGCTGCACTTGAACTTCCTGTACCTGCACCATTTATTGCAGCTACAGAAAAAGTGTATGCAGTATTTGACGTCAAACCTGTAATACTGATCGGGGAAGTAGAGCTTGTACCTGTAATATTACCAGGCGACGAAGTTGCAATATAGTTTGTAATTGCAGCACTTCCCACACTAGAAGGTGCAGTAAAAGGAACACTTGCAGTTAACACCGATACACTTGCTGTACCAATAGTTGGTGCACCAGGTGATCGAGGCCATATATTTTGATTAACTAAGCTTGCAACCTGATCAAGTGTCCAAACACCTTTAGCCGATGTGGTAGTAGTTGCTGCTGGGTTTTTAGTGATTAAACCACCAGGGAATTTTTTACTCATTTACGCTCCTACGTTTGTTGTCGGGAATGTTCGAGTTGTTCCAGGCCAGATTATTCGAACTGCACCGCCACCTCCGTTACCCCAGCTTCCTCCGCCTCCGGGTCCTTGTGATCCTCCACCGCCGCCGCCTCCATATAACCCACCAGAACCTCCAGTTGTACCTGACCGAGCAGCACCTGCTCCTCCCCCAGAACCTCCTCCAGCAAGGTTATCCCTGTTACCAACAGAACTGCCTCCTACTCCAGAACACCCTTGGCCTAGCAGTCCAACACCTCCACCACCGCCGCCGCCGTTAGATTGAGACAGACCATAGCCGCCACCGCCGCCGCCGCCTCCTGATCCAGCCTGACCGGTCGAAGAGGGACAACCGCTTCTACCGTTACCGCCTGTACCAGAGTATCCCCCGGCACCTCCTCCACCAGTACCAATCAAACAGGCGCCAGGTTGACTACCACCTCCATTGCCCCCTCCGGTTCCAGTATAGGTGCCGCCATTACCATTAGTTCCCGGCTGTGCTCTTAAAGTAGTCGAATCTACAAACTCAGATTTCGTACCAGCACCTCCATTTGACGTACCGCCAGAACCAACAATCACGGCGATAGACTGACCGGGAGTAACCGAGTAATTATTTAAATAAGCTAGAGCACCACCTCCACCTCCCATGGCAGTCCCCCCGCAACAAGATGTTGCTCTAATTCCCGCTGCTCCGCCTCCAACACCAACTACTGAGAGTGAAGTTACCCCAGATGGTACAATGAACGTGTAAGAACCAGCTGTGGTGTAAGTTTGGCAAGTTAGGGCTGGTGTAACGCTATTCGATGCTGCACTAGCTGCGCTAGTACCAATAGCATTAGTTGCCGTAACAGTAAATGTATATGCAGTTCCTGTTGACAATCCTGAAACTGTAATAGTTCCAGAGCCTGCTTGACTTAATGTACCTGTGATACCGCTAGGTGAAGACGTGGCTGTATATGACGTGATTGTAGCGCCACCGTTGCTTGCAGGAGCTGTGTAAGTAATGGTAGCCGCTGTAGGTGTTGTTGCTGTAGCAGTACCAATCGTTGGCGCGCCTGGTACACTGGCGGTTGATACGCTATTAGAAGCAGCGCTTGCTGCTCCTGTACCAACCGTATTTGTGGCTGTAACTGTAAATGTATAAGCTGTATTACTGGTTAAACCACTTACAGTTACAGTACCAGAGCCTGCCTGACTCAGTGTACCTGTAACACCACCTGGTGACGAGGTGGCCGTATATGACGTGATTGTAGCGCCACCGTTGCTTACCGGTGCAGTAAATGGTACACTAGCTGTTAGAACAGAAATACTAGCAGTACCAATAGTAGGTGCACCTGGTACACTCCACGTAGTTGCGCTGTTGCTTACTGAACTAGGGTAGCTTGGGCCAAACGCATTTGTTGCGATAGCTTTAAATGTATAAGCAGTACCTGTAGTTAAGCCCGTTACGGTTAGAGGAGAAGACGCACCTGACGCTGTATACACCCCACAACTAGCATATGCTGTATATGATGAAATTGCACCGCCTCCTACACATGAAGGAGCAGTAAATGCAACAGACACAGTATTTGCGCTTGCAGCTGTAGCAGTACCAACCGTAGGTACATCGGGAACCTTCAAGGCGTTATATCCCGGCCGCAAAATTCCGGCTTGATAGCGATTCGACATTACTATCCTAAATTAACTAATTACTTCGTAAGACAAAAAGATTTGTAGTGCACTGGCTGTACCAGATACTGCCTTAATACTTGTATCTTCTTCCATGTAGAAGCCGGTTGACTTATCGGTAACAATAAGCGAAGCTCCAGAAGGAATAGAGACTTGAGATACTAAGAAAGATGCAGTACCAGTACCGGCTGCAGCTCTGTTGTATTCTACGTTAGCAGTTGCAGCAGATGCACTGTAGTTAGAAATAACAATATTATTGATCTTAATACAGTTACCAGAGCTTGCACCGTTAGCAATAACGATTGCGTTGGAGGTTGTAAGAGTATTACCAAAGCTTCTTGCTTCAATACTAGTTACGTTAACAATATTTGGAATAGCCATTTAAAATTTCCTTAGTTTCATTTTTGATTATTTATCCGCCAAATACTATTGACATAGCTATTGACTTACCAGTTGTAGTGCCACCCAGGGCGTTGAGAGCAGCAGAAGCGGTAGTTTGTCCAGTCCCGCCATTAGAAATAGCGACAGCGCCACTTAATTGTGAAACACCAATAGTCTTATTGGTCAATGTGGTTGTACTTGAAGCTGTAACAATATTTGTTGGTGTAATAATAGATGACAGAGTTGTCATTTTTTAACCCCCTAAAACCATTGAAACTGCAATGGCTTTTCCTAAAGTAGCAACTCCAGTTAAATTTGAACCAGATCCAGAAAAAGATGCAGCTGAAACTACTCCAGTAGGTGTAACGTTACCTGCTATAGTACCTGAGGCATTAATGTTAGCTACATTGGTAATATTACGGGAATCGTCAATTACTGTTGTATTATTTATTTTTATTGACATAGAGTTCCTAGAATCTTATTTTAT